ATGGTTGGACTTGCACTGGAGATCGGATATGCTGCATCGGATGCGCTGGCGAAGTATGAGAGGGAGCACTGTGCAACCACGGGTGGACTCGCTGTAAAACGGGCGCGCGCGAGACTTGAAGACGTGTACGCTGCCTCGCTGGCTGTCGGCGGTAACAACCAAGCCGGCCTGATCTTCTCCATGAAGAATATGTTTAACTGGCGCGACAAGTCTGACGACGAGCTCCGGCAGTCCGTCGTGATCACCCTGTCGGACGAGGTATCATCGGCCATCGAGCGCCTGGCCGAGACGCTGCTAGGCAGGTAGCCAAGGGACTAGTAATCCCTTTCCACAACCGCAACAATCCAATGATCCCGTGTACTTGCACTATCCATAGGCCATAAGGGATAACCCAGGGATAACCACGATGCCTGTTTGATACAGCTTGAGACGGTGAGACAGTACCGTGAGACGGTCTGATCGAGACGCCTTGCCGGTTTGTCTTCTCCGTCTCCACGTCGGACAGGCGAGACTCAAGACGAGACGCCTTGTCCGTCAAGACATCGAGCGCGAGACTCAAGACGAGACGGTTTGTTTGTTAAGACATCGGGCGCGAGATTTAAGATGAGACGGCTTGTCCGTCAAGACATCGGGCGCGCCCGTCCTAAGAAGTCGAGGGGGTGGAGGGGTTTAGCGGGGCTACCCCGGGTATGTATATAGGTCCACCCCATAGTCCCACCCAATCAAAAAGGGTTCAGTATGTTTCTCGACGAGTTCTCACGTCCCATGGATTTTGATTTATTCCCTGACGGCAGCGTAATCCGACGCTGTAGCACGGAGTACCTCTGCAAGATTCCTGACGGCTATGATTCCGAACTCTTCGTTTTTGGCGGAAGGGTCTGGATTGCCGGGTCTGAAGTTCTCCCGATGTGGTTGGATGAGGAGAGCGAGTGCTTTGTTGAGTTGGAGATATAAACCCAGGGCGGACAAAAAGATGCTCCTAATCCACAAGTTCAGGCGAGAGATATGACGATAATGACTGCGACGGAGATCCTTATGTTAGAGAGGGAATACTGGGAATCCCCGGAGGTCCAGGCAAGGATAGCGGAGGTCAACAGGATCCAAACCGAAATGATGAATCACATCATCTCCCGGCTGGAGGAGATCATTGACCGCCGAGACCCAAATAAGGTCGATTGACGGCGAGTTCGCCGTTGTATTCATTGTGAACGGCGAGGTAACCAGGCAGGTTGAATGCCCCGATCTGGAGGTTGCTGAGAGCGTGATGCGCCTTCTGAGCGGAGTGGTCAGCGACCTGGGTTTCAGCGAACCGGACGAGACCCCTGCTGTGGTGAACAAGGAGATGTGGAACTGAAGGCTTGTACCTGTTCGATATGCGCTCCGAACGCGCCTCTGCCTGACATGAGTCCTCTTGCGAAGATGAGTACGGAGGAGAAGGCTCGTGCGATTGCGCATGTAAATGCGGGGTGCTGGGCAGAGATCAATCGACTTCAGCTTCCCGGGGGCGATTTTACGTTCAAGGGGCGCGAGTACCAGGCGGGGATGTTTACTTGTAATGCTCGGCGTCAGGTAGCTAAGAAGGGGGCACAGCTGGGGTATACCGAGATCGGGATCATCAAGACCCTTCATGGGATGGTGACTCGCCGGTACCCGAAGGGCGTGCTGTATTTGTTCCCTACTCGGGACGACGTGACAGAATTCTCGAAGGCTCGGTTCGGGCCTTTGATCGACGCGAATCCTTTTATTCGGCTGTGGGTGAAGGATTCGAGGTCGAGTGTAACGGACGCGGTTTCGATCAAGCGGATTGGTCGGTCTCATCTCTACTTGCACGGGGCGAGGGCTACGCAGAAGCTGGGGGGCGTGAGGAAATCGGCGTCGAAGCTGAAGTCTAAGCCAACCGACCGGAATGTTTACGACGAATATGATGAGATGGATCCTGAGATGGCTGTTCTGGCTGATTTCAGGCTTTCTGATTCTGATGTAGCTGAGGAGTACTATCTGTCTACCCCTTCGATCCCTGACTTCGGTGTGGACAAGCTGTATACGGAGTCTGATCAGCGTGTGTGGTTGATCAAGTGCGGGAAGTGTGGGAAGGAGACGTGTTTGGAGATGGAGTTTCCCGACTGCCTGGAGGAGATTGGATACGGAAGGGAGAAGAAGGTAATTAGGAGGTGTATTCATTGTAGGGACCGGGAGCTTTTCCCGAAGGACGGTAGGTGGGTGGCTCAGTATCCGGATCGAGGCCGGGACTTGGTAGGATGGTGGATTTCTCAGTTATTTCGGGATACGGTAAAGATGAACCCAGAGACGATTTTGGGTGCGTACCTGGACCCTCCCGAGGGGGATATCGGGCAGGTCTACAACTCGATGCTGGGGATGGCTCATATCGAGGCAGAGAACCGTCTTACCCCTGGGCAGGTGATGGCGTGCTGCGGTGACGACGCGATGTACGCGAAGCACGAAGGGCCGTGCGCGATGGGTGTGGACGTTGGAAAGCACAGTCTCCACGTTGTGATCGGAGTGAAGCCGGACCATAAGAGAAAGAAGGTCCTTAGAGTGGCGGACGTGGGTAGCTTCGAGGATGTGCATGATCTGGCTCAGAGATTTCATGTGAAATGCGCTGTGATCGACGCCGAGCCCGAGACGCACAAGGTGCGTGAGTTCCAGAAGGCGGAACCCTACTCCGTCTACCTCTGCGACTATCAGGAGCGGCTGAAGGTTGGGAAGGTGATCGATGACCGTAGGGGGCTGATCACGCTTCGCAGGACCGAGATTTTCGACCGTACCCACGATCTTGTGAACCCCGAGCTCCTGGAGTTGCCGAGGCAGTGCGAAGCGATCCGGGTGTTCGCGAAGCAGATGAGCAATACCGCGAAGGTTTTGATCGAGGATGCCGAGACGGGATCTAAGCGATTCACGTACCGAAAGCTGGGCGCGGAGCACTACAGAAATGCGTTCAACTACTTTACACTTGCTTGTGACGAGCAGATTGTGGTACCATTGTGCGAATCGAGAACTCATTTCGGTGGATTTTCCGGGTCTAGCGACGGATATTACGAGGATTCCGATCCTCTGGAGGGGTTGTTGGGATGAACTGGAAACAAAAGCTTATGGATCTGATCTTCGTTGCTATTGGTGCGGGCCTCGTCTTCCTCGGAATGTTCCTCGTCGGCTGCGGGGCCAACGTCTCCGAGCTTCGAGAGGAGAAGGACCAACTCGCGGGATGGCTGGCGGAATGCGAAGGCGATCTTTCCACGGTCGAGGCCCAGAAAGAGAGTTGTGAGAGCGATCTTGTGGACTGCATGTTCGATCCATCCTCCCAAGCTGGACAGGGGGCGCTAGGCGCAGCCGCGCCGGCAGGCATGGACAGCGCGGCCGAGGGGGCTTTCCCTCCTTTCCCCCCGCCCCCTGTCTACTTTTTCTTCGGTTTCGACTCCGCAGAGATTACTACCTGGTTCGACCTCGAGTGGTTGCGATACGTACGGCACATCCTCGAGAAGTACTCCTACCACCTTGTTATCGACGGCTACGCATGTACGGCTGGATCTCCCGAGTACAACATGGAGCTCTCCAAGAAGCGTGCAGAGGCGCTTTTCGACCACCTAGTGGGGGTCGGAATTGACAAATCACGCCTACACTTGTATTATCACGGGGAATTACTTGCATGTGGCGAGTGTGAGTTCGATCGTCGCGGGCTGGTGACTTTCGTGGAGAAGTGATGTATATGGGGCCTTGGGTAAGATTCAGCGGGAGCATGTTTTTTCCACAGCTTGAATGGGAAGACCGCTTTCTAAGGGTTGCTCCCTTCCCCTGGGGTCCGTGGCGCACCCTCGACGAATGGAACGACATCTTCTCCTGCGAGGGTGAGTGCTGATGCCGAAAGGCCGGCCCGCCAAGGCCGAGTCAGCGAAAACGAAGCCCAAGCGCAAATCCTGAAAGAAGCGGAAGAATGGAAAAGACAACCGGGGACGAGATCAAAGAGGCGATGGACCGGAAGGGAAACGACGAGAGGCTTCTTTCGCAGATGGCTGCGAGGAAGCAGAACGGCCGCTTCTGGAAAACCCCTCGCAACTGGGATCGTGCCTGGGATATGGTGATGTTCTGTTGTGCCGGCGGTCTCGTCTACGGCTTCGTCCATGTGGGTGCTGTTGACGGCGCCCAGAGTCTCGCACAGGTATTGTTCGGATCGCTTCTCGGCGCTGCCGGGAGTCGGAAGATGGGTAAATAACCAAATCGGAGGAACCATGCGCTATCTGATCGCAGTCGCAACCATCCTGATAGCAACCGTCGCATTCGCAGACGAACCCGCCGAAGAGAACCCCGAACCGGAAGACACCGAAGTGGTGGCTAAGGTGCTCACATACGAAGACCTCTTGAAAGAGCGTGAAGACCTGATCAAGGAAAGAGACAAGCTGAACAAGCAGTACGGTCAACTTCAGCAACAATTCAACATGGTCATGGGCGCAATCAATCTGAACACCGTGAACCTTCAGAAGCTTCAACCAGGGAAGGTAGATGCCGGGAAAGAAGAAGGCGGAGAAGAGGCCGGATCCGCCGACCCAAAGGATTGACGAGCTTCGAGGATTTCTCGACGCGATCGAATCCAAGGTCGGTACAAGGCCGAAGAATGTGATTGTCGGCAAAGCGTACTTCGGTGATCTTCTTGTGGAGTTCTGTGAAGGGCTCAGTGGATATATGGACACCGCCGAAGCCCTCGACCAGCTCTTCGAGACCACGAGGGTAGAGACTCCATCTGCGGGGTCTATCCTATCCCTTCCGGTTTGGAGATTTGTGGGGTATGATCGCCCTGGTTCCGACGACAATATCTACGTAACCTTTGAGTTCAAGGAAATAGAGAGTTTCATTTGACAATTTAACCACCCGAAAGGGCTGGCCGGGCTGATCGTCGAATAGCTACCGACGACCACCGAGAAAAGGGACACACAGGACCTGTGACTGTGATGTCCCTTTTTCTTTGCCCGGAAACCGATGGAGGAAGAGGAGATGAAGAGAATGAAAAGAACGACACTGAATGCAACCATCGCAGCTGTGATTGCTTTCACCCTTACGATCGGGTGGACGGGACTGGCGCACGGGCAGACCGACATGCCCGAGCTTGGAAAAGGAAACATCGGCACTCTCTCCAGGCCTGCCGACCCCGCTTACATCTACCGGCTGTTCACGGGCGGGGATGTTCAGCTCGGAGATGATTCGGGCGACGCAATTTCGGTCTACGGCACGCCTACGTTCCGCGCGGCTGTCGATGTCGACGACGATGTTACAGTGGCCGGCACGCTGACCTTTGACTCTGCTACGGTCGATGGGACGGAGAACTACATCGAGCTCCCGGAGTTGAGCTCCGACCCTTCTGCTCCGACCGGCGCGACCAGGATCTACGTCAAGGATACCGCTGGCGCCCGAGAGCTTTGGCAGATCGGAGAGGGCAGAGCGGCACAGCGAATCGCGGGGACGTCGGGAACCCTCGACGACGCCTATAACAACGGCGTTGCGATCACCGTTGACGCGGGCGCGATCACGCTGACGAACAGCGCGGCCGACA